TCCAGTACTTGCGACCCATGTCTTCAAGACTCTTGTCCTTGAACCAGGTACGTACTTCTGCCAAGATTGGGCAAGCATCTCCCCACATCTCAACGCATGGCACTTGAACCATGACTTGTTTGGAATCCATCTCACCTTTGACGCCATTGAATGGCAGTCGAATCATGGCTCGCTCTGCCCAAAAGAATGTGTTTTTTGTGTTACCGTCTGGCAGGAAACGAAGTACAGCTTCTTTGCCTTCTTCCATGTTCCAGTGAGGGTAAATTGATTTGTCGCCGCCGCCAGTGGATTGCCCACCTTTGTTGCTGTCTGCGGCCTGTAGCCGTGCGCGGATTTCTGCTAATGATGCCATATTGTGTTGCCTTTCTTGTGCGTTAATATGATTTTAAAAATTTAAGATCTACTTAAATGTTGCCTACAAGTTATTATAACACAGCTTGTCTGTGTTTCCTACCACCAAAGGTAGCGAACTTTGCCTATCTAGTTGTTTACGGAAGGGTATGCCACTACACACCCTTCTTTGTTTTATTTATGTTATCTGATCAAGGCCAGAGATTTTATTCTGGCCAGCACTGCATCGCCTTCACGAGACTCATACATGCCACCGCCGCATTCGGCCAGGCCGTGTTCTGGGCAGTACTCACCTTCAGCAGTCATGTTGCAAGAGCCTTCCGCAACTGGTGCATCAAATCCGCTCATGACTTCGAATGTGGATATGGCATCAGCTTCGGGTACAGCCCGCATGGTATGATTGCCGGTTCCGAGTTCTTGATCCAGTCTGTCACTTACCCATTCGTATGGATCGCCGCTGCGAGCTTTTGCTGTACCATATGGCATTTCGCCTTTGTTCACATAGTAGTCATACAATGCATCGAAGAGGTCGTCATCAAGGTCAGCGCCTTGCTCAAACTGTGCCACTTCGTGTCGGAAACGATCCAGCACATGCATGAGTGTTTCGCCCGATTCGTCTAGCATGCGACTTTCAGCCACCGGCACACCTGCATACTTCAGCATGGTGTTGAGTTCTGCAGATTCTGTCATGCCTTGCTCGGGCAGTACACCCTTGGGACCTAATTTTCCTTTGTTATATTCAATGCTGCCTTTGAGTTTATTTGCATAACCGCCGCCGATTGTGCCTTTACGACCTGTTCTATCTGTTTTACGCAAATCATCTGGACCATAGGGTGTTCGGTATGCCAATCGGTCAGAGTTAGGTGCGCGGCCTCCATGACTGCCGCCATCGCCTCTTAATGCTCGCATTGCATCGCCCATGTTCTTGAAGGTGCCTTTAACTTCATCTTCATAGTCACCACCACTATATTCAACAGTAACTTCACCAGTTTTCAAATTGTGTTCAATAGTTCCGGTAGTATAGTAACCACCTTCACCATCATCATAAGAATAATAATCCAAATCAGGTGTTGAAAATTCTTTTTCTTTGTGCCAGCCACTATAACTGCCACTTAGTGTAGCAAGTGCCTGGCTCAGGTTACCTTCACCTTCGGCCACAGCTGGCGGCTGTTCTGGTGCTGTTTGTGGTTCAGCAGGATTGCCAGGCTCTGTGGGTTCAGGCATTTGAATACCCAGTTCGGCCAAGCGATTCATAACTTCTGTGTCGTTGAAGGCATTGGCTCTGGGATCTCTAGCAGCCAGTTCACTCAGTCGATCAAACAAGATATCATCGCCCACTAGGTCATACAGTTGTTCTGTTGCATTAATAGCATCAGGACCCACAATCAATTCTGACGCCATAAGCGTTTTGAGTTTGTCCAGTTGCTCGGGTGTTTCGGGCAGGTTCCAGGTACCTTCGGCTAGATTGTTGATCCACGATTCAAATATTTCTGCTTCTTTCATATCACGTCCTTGTTGTATTTTGGCCAGCAACGGTAGTGCCTGCTCAATTCTTGTGTCAATTGTTTGTTCCACAAACAATGTTTTGATGTTTTCCACCAGCTCTTCTTGCTCTGTAATATCCGCAGGATGCCAAGATTCAAAGTACTTGGAGTATCCACGAGCTGTGCTCATTCTCTTGAGATTTTCACGTAGCTGTTTGTAGTAGACCTGTGCTTGTGATACCACTTCTTGGGTAACGCCTTCCAGTACACGTCCGGCGCTGGCACGATTGAATCTGCTGAGTGTGGCAATTTCACTTACCATTTCAGTCAGGTGACAACCACGAATGTCATAGGGCTTGCCACCTTGACGCACATGTTCCAGCATGGCTCTACCACCTGACAGATTTCTAAATCCCAGTCTAAAACATTCACCATCTGCTGTTTCCACAAATAAACTTTCCACATGACGGAAACGTGCATCGTTTTCGCCTAGTGGTTGGCTGTGTTTGATCTTGAGTCTGGCCTGTGTGGGTGCTCCAGCATAGCTGATGTTGCGATTGCCATAGTAGCCTTCAAACAGGCCTTCTTGTATGGCCGCAAGTCCCTGCATGGTGTGCTTGAGTTGACTGATATCTGCTATGGTATGTGTCCAACGATTCATTGTGGCTTTTTTGCTGAGATGCTGTATAAAGTCAAAGAACTCGTTTTTGTCCGTGCCTTCCATGGTACGGCCCAGATTGTCACCGTACATGATTTTCATCTCGTTGTCTGAGTCCAGCACAATGACCATAGTACCGTAGTTTTTGCCCGATGCACCTTCATAGTCAAAGGTAAATGTTTTGGCTTCTGGTGCGTCAGTTGGCCGGCCTGATCGATCCAGCATTTCTGGGTGCAAGTCGCGAGTTGCCAGCAGATCCAGCAGTTGTTGTGATAGTGTATTCTCTGTAGCCATAGTTGTGTATTTAGCGTTATCGAAGGATTGATATAAATGGCATGGGCTCTATTATGGAGTCACCGTGATCTTTCATGTGTGAGTCTAGATCTGCATGATAGGTCTGCAACAGCATCAGCATGCGGGTAACCAAGAGGCTGGCCATCACAAGATCGTCAGTTTCCCCGGGTTTGGCAGCATAACTTGAGCCGTGTGCTACGAATGTTTTGAGTTCACTCATCAAGGGTTTGCTGTTGATTTTCATGCGTCCAGATTCCACCAGGATCTTGAACTTGCTGCAGGCCGACAACTTGCTTTTGTTTGTGGTGGTAAAACCCTTGCGAAACCTGCGTCCCGACGAGCCAGTCACTGAGTTGTCACTCAAGAAGTATCCTGGGATGTTTTCTTCGCCAAATTCTGCAATACTAATCAGGGCTGCTTCTCCCAGGGTGTTGTTTTCAACTGAGTAGTAGATTTTCTTTTCATCTCGAGTAACGGCATGCAGTTCTTTCACAATCTCCACTAGTATTTTTATCTGTGTGGGCACGTCGGTTTTGTTGTGGCGCCATTCAGCCACCTGCTCAGTGGTCTCTGCTTCGTACACCTGAATGGCCGCAGGATCTCCACCAGTGCCCAGACTGGGATCCAGAGCCACAATGTACATCTTGTCCTTTTCGGGCTTCTTGTACCAGCGAACCTGTCCGCTGCGATGCACAGGTTCAATGCCGGCCATGTCCAGCAACTTTAAGGGTGATATTAGTGTTTCATCGTGAATAACAAAGCTACAGTTCATCTCGCGCTCGAAACGTTCGTCGCCTAGTTGTGCTCGTTGTTCTTCTCCCCACTTCTGATCACGATCTGGGTGTTCTTCCCAGTAGCTGCGAAATGCACGGAATCCATTGATGCCCAGACCCGTGGGTCTAGGGTTGCCGTACTCATCTTCCGTCTTGTTGGCACCCTTCCAGAGAAATGCAAATTGATCTTCGTCTGAGTTGGGTGTGCTGGTGATAATTGCTTTGCCACCTGTGGCCAGTGTGGGGCTGATAGATGTCCAGAACTCCTTGGCAATTGTGGGGCGCACAAACGCAAACTCATCTGCATACAGGAGTGATATACTCATACCACGACCGGTATTTTCAGTTGTGGTTGCTGACACAATACGACTACCGTTGTCAAACTCCAGGCTGCCTTTGTTGTAGCTGGTTGAGCCTGCTCGAATATGATTAGGGCACAGTTCGTATGCAAAGCGTATGCGTTGCATGATCTCCTGAGCGCCTGTGTATTTGTGTGCGGCAATTAAAATAGTTGAATCTGGAACAAACATTGCATACCACAGCAGATATCCTGCTGCACTGGTCGATTTGCCTGTTTGTCTGGGCATGAGACTGATACTGTATCTGTAGTCATGATATGTGTTGATCAAGCGACGTTGGTATTCAAACGGTTGATACAGCATTTTACCACGAGTAGGATGTTGAATATGAAAGTAGTGGTCCATGAAGCACAAGGGACCAGTCACAGGATCAGCACACGCAGCAAACTCTCTCAGTTCAGAGTCTGTGTAGGTCTCCACACGGTGTGGTGCTTTGACCAGTACGGTCTCAAGCTGTTTTGGTTTCATGCCAATCATGTATGATTCTTTCTGCTAGTAGTTGATGGCCACGTGGACCGGCGTGCATATGGTCTCTTGCGTATTCTATTTCTTCTCGACTCTTGGCAAACCAGTCATGTGCATTGTAGGTCAAACATGTGATGCCCAGGGCTGCACATAGTCCTTGCACTGCCAATCGATTACGTGCGGTATTTAACTCTGCGTTGCGATCATGCAGGAACCAAGTTTTGACAAAAGTGTCGTTATCTGCTGATGTTGTGTGCAGTAATACATCGCTGGGCATGTATGTATTATGTGGCAGAGCAGGATCTTCAGAAATCAAATCAAATCTCGCCTTGGGCGGCGCCGCCATTACCACTAGCTTTGGTTGCAGTATTGGTAACCAATATTGAGCTTGCATAAAACATGTGTCTGCACTGGTAC